GGTGAAGTGGATCAGCGTGGCGGGCAGCGGGCCGTGGCGTGATTCCAGCCCAGCCAGAGCCGCCTCGCCCGCCTGGCCGTCGATGTCAAGCGCCCAAAAGCCCGACACCTTGCCGGTCGCCACGGCGATGTTGTGGCCGGCTTTGAACATCATGCCGACAAGGCGCGGGTCGGTGGTCGCGTTCTTCAACCCCTGCGGCGTCGCCGGGTGCTTGCCCACGTTCAGGCAGTTGAGCGCGCCGCAGGTGCACGCGCCCGCGTCGGTGACGCCATGCGCGGGAAAGACGGACCACCGCCTATCGACGGCGTAGCCGATGGCGATGTTGCGGAGGTCGGTCATGCTATCAAAACGGCACCGCGAATTCAGTGCAAACGCACTCTATGAAAGTCATCCACTCGTCGCGTGACAGGGTGGCGAGGTCGGTCTTTCCCAAGCTGTCGAGGTATTCGCCGCCTTTGTCGGCCGCAGCTTCCATTCGCTCAATTTCCAATTCGGTCGGGTCAACCATGATGGCGCATCCTTTCGAGCAATAGCGGCGCGTCCCGCGCCAGGTGGTGCGGCTCCAGCCGGCGGTGACCGGCTGGCCGCAAGTGGGGCAGGTCATTTATAGTCGTGGGGGTTGGGTGGTGGGGGAAGCGCCCGCCGCTCGTCCACGATCATGCAGACGACGCGGGCATAGCCGGCGATATCAATGGCGCTGTCGAGGTGGTCGGGCGACTGCACTAGCCGGCACACCTTGTTCCACACCATGTAGAGCGCCTGGCGCACGGCCGAGTCGGGGCACGTCGCAATGACGTGCTCGGCTGCGGCCATGCGCGTGAAGTTGGTCAACGGCGTGCCGTACACGTCGCCGCGCTCGTCGTTCACCCGCAAGATTGCGGCGTCGAATTGCTCGGTGTGGGTGGCGGGCATCCTGGCCCGCTCGTGGCACGTCCCCATGTGCTCGCAGTACGTTTCTGACTCGCAGTCCTTGCATATTTTCATTACGCCGCCTCCCCTTCCACAACGCGCCCAATCCCGCGCGGGACATGGCCGAGTTCCATGAACAGCACGGGTTTGTCGGCTTCTTCGAAGATCGCAATTTCGGCTTTCACGCCTTTGGATTCCTCCCACCCGGCCATCTTGCAGACGATCAGCCCGTGCGCCGCGTCTATGAACGGCCGGTCGGCGGGAAGCCATATCGCATGGTCGTGCGGGTCGAGCCCGCCCTGCATCGCAATGGGGTGGGTGTGGGCAATCGGGCAGTAGACGCGCACGCCGGCCCGAATCAGGATCGACGCCTGATAGCACGCCTGGTCGAACGCGACGTGAATGCCGCCGGGGTAGCGGGAATAGTAGCGGGAATAGGGGGTGGCGAGGTACCAGAATGTCATAACGTCACTCCTTGGGGGTGGAAAACATATCAGTTTGTTGTGGGTTTGTCATGGGTTCCGAGAAAAGGGGGGCGTCCTGCCCGCTCACATGGGCCAGCCGGCGCTTGATGTCGGCCACGTATTCGGCCTCGCGTTCGATCAGGATCGCGTTGAAGCCTTCCCGCATACAGGCCATGCCGGTTGTGCCGGAACCGGCGAAGGAGTCCAGAACCGTTCCCCCCGGCGGCGTGACCAGTCGGCAGAGATAGGCGATCAGGTTGACCGGCTTGACCGTGGGATGCCTGCTGCCGAGACGGTCACCGGCGTCGGCCTTGGCGGTGTAGAAGAAGCGGGCCGCAGAGCCTGTGTCGCCGCGTGGCTGGTGGTTGCTGTTTGCACCGAACGAGCCGTAGATGCCATTCGTTTTTTTGCCCGTTCCGCTGTCCGGCCGCACGGCTGCAGCCTGCCCCGGCGCATCAGGGAACGCCGCCAGCACTTCGGGCGAGCCATCATGGGTCACATTGGCGGGCCAGCGGCCGGCGACCGGGCGTGCGAAGTCAGAACCCACCCTGCACGCGTCGATATTCAACGCCCCTGTTCCATGCGCCAGCACGTTCGCCGCGACGGTGCCGATAAGGGGACGGCGGGCGAGGACGATAAATTCGGCGGCGGGCTTTAGAGCTGTGCCAAGACCCTCGGGGATACGCGGTTTGCTACACCGTCCACAAACCGGCCAGCCTCCCCACGCTTGTGGTCCGCGTTCGTCGGGTACAGTTCCAGGTTGGCCGGATGATTGTTCGCTGGGTTGTGGTCCTTGTGATTGACCACTTCCTCCCGCGTCAGCAGGAACCCGCACATTTGCGCCATCACGAGGCGATGCTCCATGATGTACCCGTCCTTGCGGGCCATCGGTCGCGCCCATTCCGGCGCTCGCACGTACCGGACGCCCGTGTAGTTTCCCTTCGGGCGCTTGAGAGTGACGCCACCCTTCCAGGCTGGATTGTCCGCCCCGTATTTCCCCTCCCTCGTCCGGCCCTTCATATTGCCGGCGAATTTCGCCAGACGAGGGCCGAATGTCTTCGACCGGCACGAATGGCTGCAATAGATCGCCGCTGACCGATGCCGATGGCACTCCGGGCGATGCACCAGCGTCCCGCAAATCACGCAAGTGAGAAGGACAGGAACAGCGTTCTTTCTTTTCATCTAGTTTCTTCCCGACGCTGTGAGACTTCGGAAACCCGGAACCAAACAAGTATAGCATGGTTCCTCTGATTTCAAAGCCCGCGTCTTCAACAGCACAGACTAATCTGTGATATGTTCTATCCCCGCCGAAAGCGAGACAGTGACCGCCGGGCTTGAGAACCCGCAGGACTTCGGCCCAGAACGCGGGCGAGAATGCGGCCTCGCCGGTATCCCACGCCTTGCCCATGAATTTCAGGTTGTACGGCGGGTCCGTGACCACGCTGTCTATGCTCGCATCCGCAAGGGTGCGGATGACATCGCGGCAGTCGCCTTGTTCGACCCTGACTGTCAAAATGGTATCTCCGTGTCTATGTCGGCCGCCGCCTTCACCACCCGCTCCCGCAACCCGTCATACCCGCATATCTCGGTGTACTTTCCGACCGGCCGCACGGCGATGCGCGCGGGTTCTAGCAGCGTCCCGCGCAGTGCGTCATCGACTGTGTTGGGTACGGGGTCGCCGCTCCTGGCGGCCCACCACGCGCAAGCCTTCTGCCGAGCATAGCCCTGATGCTCGAAGCAAACCCATTCCTTGTGCGCGGTATAGCCGCCGCAATGGTAGACGACGCACAGGCTGGGCGGCTTCCCCACCTTCTCGGGGCGGCGGTATTCAACCTCGGTCACGTCCAGCCATTCCGCTTGTATTTGCGTTGACAGCACGGCGTCGGTGGCGGCGCTCTTCTTTATCTCGGGTTCCGGCGCGGGGAATTCGTGGTCGCACTCGGGGCAGGTGCGCACGCCGGCGTAGCAGATTGTGCAGCACGCGGGACAGGTTTTGATCGGTGCCTCGCCGTCGCCCTTCAGCGGGGCGGAAACCTTGATCCGGTCAACCGGCCCGTGGCGTCTGCAGTTGCCGGCGAAGTCGAGCAACAGGCAATTGTCCTTGCCCGGTGCCAGGCGGGTGCCGCGTCCGATCATCTGCACGAACAGCCCGGCCGACTTGGTGGGCCGCAACATGCCGATGAGGTCCACGCCGGGCGCGTCAAAGCCCGTGGTGAGCACCGACATATTGGTGAGCGCGCGAATCCGGCCCGCCTTGAAATCGGTAATGATCCGGTCGCGCTCGCCGGCTGGTGTTTCGCCAGTGACGGTTTCAGCGGTGTGGCCGTGGGCGCGGATGGCGTCGCGGATATGGTTGGCGTGCGCCACGCCGCTTGCGAAAATCAGCCAGCTTCCCCGGTCCTGCCCATAGTCGATGATCTCGCTCACGGCGGCCTGGGTCACAGCGTCAACGTCTACGGCGCGCTCAAGCTCGCCGGCAATGAACTCGCCGCCGCGCGTGCCCACTCCCGACACGTCTAGCTCGGTGGTCATCCTTTTCGGCACGACTTCTGACAGATAGCCTTGCTCGATCATTTCCAGAATGGATGCCTCATAGGCAATGCGCGAAAACATCGCGCCCTCGCCCTTGTGGAGCATGCCGCTGTCGAGGCGGAAAGGAGTCGCGGTAAACCCGACGATCTTCATGTGCGGGTTGATCTCCTTCAGTTCGCGAAGGAAGCGCCCATACATGGTGTCGCTGTCGCGCGGGATCAGGTGCGCCTCGTCTACAATCACAAGGTCGCACTGCTGCACCTTATAGGCGTTCTTGTAGATGCTCTGGATTCCGCCGCAAATGATCTGCGAGCGCAGGTCGCGCTTGCCGAGGCCCGCGCTGTAGATGCCGGCCGGCGCGGCTGGCCAGTTGCGGATGAGAGTCTGGAAGTTTTGGGCTATTAATTCCCGCGAGTGGGTAACAGAAACCACTCTGGTGTCGGGCCATTGGGTGATCGCGCCGCGCAGAAATTCCGATATGACAACCGATTTCCCCGTCCCGGTCGGGAGGACGATCAGACAATTTCCGTCCCACCTTTCAAAATAGGAATAGATCGCCGCAATGGAATCGGCCTGGTATGGTCGCAGCGTTATCATCGCGCCGCCCTTTCCAGCGCGTGCAGGCGTAGGTGTTCCTCGCGGTCGAGCACCATCAAGTTATCCGGGCTATTGTTATGCTTGTCGCCGTCGATGTGGTGGACGTGCTCGTCAGGGCGCAGCGTGCGACCGGCAATCATTTCACCGATGCGCCTATGCTCATGCTTCCCGTTCAGTTTCTTGTACGTGTGCGGCGCGGGAGGCTTCATGTTCTGCATGAGCGAGGCGCGCTGCCGGGCGCGGCGCTCATCCTCGGGCGTGACGTAAGCCGGATCGCCATAGCGCACGACGCGCTGATAGTGCATCCCGCAGTATCCGTAGCCGCCCTTGGCGGTGTGGCCCTCGCAGCCATCAACGCGGCACGGAACCGGAGGCAGTTTGCTGGCGCGGCGACGTTCGGCTGACAACTCGCGGGCCAAGCAGCCGCACGATTGGACGGAGCCGATGAGAAGGTTCCCGCGTGCGACGCGGGTTTGGCCGCCGCAATCGCAGACGCAATCCCACATTACTGTTCCCTTGGTGTTGCGTTCGCCGCTATCGGCGACGGCAACGAGGCGGCCGTAGCGTTGGCCAGTCATATCTATTTTCGCCCTAGCCATCACTATCCCCCATGCCTCTTTAAAAACTCCACCACGTCACGCGGCTCGCCGTCGTCCTCGGGGCGGCGGTCTATTCCAGTTTCAGCAACCGTGCTGGCCGAAACGCCGAGTTCGGCCGCGATCTCTGCGGTTGTCGGCATACGACCGAGGGATTCGGCCAGTTGTGTGCACACTCGCCACACCATAAAGCGCGTCGTTTGCGCTCGGATTGCCGATTTTTTACCTCCCGTCATCGGTCCAGCCCCCGCTATACAAAACGTTCTCACCGATCACGTCAACCTGCTCGCGCGGCACATTGTCGGGAATGTGCCGGTGGCAAGGGTGGTGCTCGCGCGCGGCGTCGCGCGGAATGAAATCGTCGTGCTTCTCGCACCGCCAGGCACCCTCGGCCACGGGCGTCGAAAACATGCACGTTCGGCAATTGCGCTCCGGTAGCTCGCCGCCGTGGCATATGTCGCGGAAGTCGCACCAGCGGCACAGGAAGTTATCGGCCGTGTAGGCGCGCTCGGGCGGGCGCGGCGCATTGATGATCCGGCGCGCCTTCTCGATCAGGCGCAGCGCCACGTCGGCGTCGTAGCGGACGCGCTCGCAATAAAGCTCGTCGGTGTTCTTGTTCTTCGCGAAGTAGAGCGCGCGCGCCAGGGCATCGAAGTGCATATAGGTCTGCATCTGCGCGAAGTGCTCCGGCTTGGCGATCTGCACGCCTGATTTTTGGAGCGCCTTGAAGTTCTTGTCGTTGTGGGTCTTGAATTCCAGGAGGTGCCACGTCCGGGGCGCTTCGGGCAGGCCGAGCGCCACGCCGTCGAGGCTCCCGCCGAAGTGCCCGGTATCGTCGCGAACCTGCCATTGCCGCCCCGTCTCGGGGTCCACCTCCATGACGGTGCAGCCGATGGCGCGCAGGTCCGCGACCATGCGTGGTTCTTCGTGGTTGCCGGTATCGAACAACCGCAGCAACCGGCCTTCGTGGTGAATGGTGCGCGCCCATCTGAACACATACCAAATCTGACGCTCGCACTCGCGACCGATCAGGCTGGCCCCAAGGTGCTCACGCCGGCTATCTCCCTGACGGCCAGCGTAAGCTGCGTAGATAGCATCGCGCGTGTCGTGCTTGCGGGCGGGCAGGGCAGCCATTAGGGGCGGCCTTCTGCTACGCCGCAGTAGCCGCGATGCCGAATCCTGGTTTCCCATACAGGCGCGCCGCCGACCATATCGCCATTGGTCCACCATAGCCGGCCATATTGGGGCTTCGGGCTGGCGCTATATTCCTTTTCAGTGACCCACCGCCACGCCATGCACCCTGACGCAATGCACTTGCTGT